ATTTCAACCCTGCATAATACATATTATACAATAAAAGTAGTGATTTACATAAAATATACACATACAACACACACAAAATCAAAAGAACTCTTCATACTCTTTAGGTAAATACTCCAATCTCTTGCAAGTTTGCATTGCTTGAGTGAGTGCTTTGTTGCTTGATAGTCTAGTAATTGCCCCTATGGAATGTAAAAGCATCACAGCAAAAACATAAGCAGGAACTACCGAACTCTGTGAGATGAAAAGGATGTTATTTCCTTTTTCATATGCCTGCCTAAACTTTTTCTGAATCGAGCATCCTTTCCTAATGACATTTTCTCTCATGAACTGGGTAGTTGGCAATCCTCCCCTTCCAGCTCCATACGGAAACAAAAGAACGAAGCCCTTATCTTCTTCAAACTTGCGACTCGTAGTTATTGAGATCGTAAAGAAATCATTGAAGTTTCCTTCAAAATGTTTCTCTGCTGCCACAAAAACTCGGGGAACTATCTCGCATGTTTTAACTGGCAGCATCCCAGGCACTAAAGGATCCATTAATGGTATGCTATCCACTGTGATACAAGTTGTTAAAAAATCATTCACTCCATTCATCTGTTCACTGTGGAAAACTGCCAGTTGCTGCATGTTAAGCAATTGCTCATGTCCAATCCATCTCAAATTTCTCAAGACTTTGTTGCGAAATTCTTTGGCCTCTTTAACGTCATGCAACCACAATTCACGCAAAATGTTGTTGCAATTGTTGATATATGCCTCTGCCATTTCCAACTTCTTCGCCTTGACAAAATGTAATTGTGGCCACAAACTCTCTTTAGACATGGGACTGCGCCAAGTGCCATCTGGGCTCATCTTGAAAGAACGCTTTAGAAAATCACAATTCTCCAACCTCCGAAACTCAATCCCAACCTTCGTTTTATCAATCCCATCCGTCACTTTGATCCCCAGACCTTCCATGAAACTCACAAGAAAGTTTCCATCGAACTTCGAACTTATGGCATCTGAAACAGAAATCAGATTGTCATCCCCGTACACAACCATCGACACATGAGCGTCAAAATTGCTCTGTACGTTCGGGTTATCTTCAAAACAATGCCAATAAGCATACTTGACCAATATTTCATTCAAGATAGAATTGACAATAACAGTCAAAGGAAACCCTGATGGGATGCCATTCTCAACTCTGTATAAAACTCTGTTGCACATGGCATACCTGCTAGTACACGCAAGCATTAAATTTTTAATCTGGGTTTTTGACACTTCATCAGCCTTCATGAGCCTGGCTATCATGTTACCTATCTCATTCATGATGCACTTGGGCAAAAAACCATCAAATCTGCTATAATCACAGCACAAAATGTTGTTCCCTTTGCTCAACAACTTGTTAGCCATTCGGGTCCATTCTCGCGAGTAGGGATTAATCCCAACTTGAGCCGGTAGCACATCTCGCCTTTTCATGAAGAATCTGACAAAATTCAGAAATTTCTTCCTAATAACGATGTTATAGGACATTGGTAACACTGTGAACAACCTACTCTTAGGTTCATGCAACACTTTTCTGATTGGCAGACGTTCATCTTTAACACACTCAATGCAATAAAGGTCTGGCACTTGAGTCTTGCTCACTTCTTCAAACCAAGTTATATCTGAGAGAACTCCTTCATCAGTTATTTTCAAATTGCCGCTCTCTCCCGACACGTACCTGCTCTTTCCCTTATCACCAGGACCACGATCAAGCCGATATGGAAATCCCTCAGAAGTTCCGAGAACCAAAGCATCGAAGAATTCCACGTTCTCCAAGCCATTAATGGCAGTGTCCAAATCCACCTCATCCATGGGGAAATCTGCCGAAGCATCTTCCCAAATCTCAACAATTCCTGAACACACTTGCTTGAGACTAGCTGCATCAAAAGGGCCTGCCTCTTTAGCATACTTGCTCATCCCAGAAGCAAATGGGTCATAATCTGCATGGACTGTTCCTGCCAATCTTGGATCACCTCGGGCCAGCACACTTGGAAGTTTATCACATGGATAATCCAAATGCCATTCTTCTGGAGTTTCAACAAACGTTGTCTTTCCGCTAGCTGCTAAGGCATGCTCTGGCTCTATGAGACCCATTGCTCTACATCCTGGTCCCAGGATTTTAGGTTCCGCCCATTCCTGGTATTTCAGCATAAATTCTCCTTGACCAACCTTCTGATCCAGACTAGCATGATAGGGCATAAAGCTTGCACTTCCCTCTCTTCCATTGAAAGCCACATGCATGCCAACAAGCTTGAACTTGCCATCAATCTCTGCCAATATCAAAGAACCACAATCTCCTGCCACAGTGCTGGCTTCATATGAAATACTTTGGGGAATTTCCCTCCTGTACTCACCATGAGCAAGCGTGTAGGCCTTGTTGTGGACCTTACATGTAACACTCCCAAGCTCAGGCACCATCTGTTGAATCATCGGATCATACTTGTAAGAAAAGAAAACAGCGCTGAAAGTCTTGGGCAAAGTTTCCACATCAAAGTGAATCCTCCCTAAAAGAGAATCTACTGTTTTGGGCAAAGTGCTCGTCATATACAAAGCGATCTCATTACCATCAAACTGCAGCAACTTTTCTTTCTCCCATACAAAGTAGGTCACTCCAATGCTAGAGTCCATTTTCACCATAACTCCTGCAGGAATTGCTGCGAGACAATGATTCACTCCAAAAAATCCTCTGCCAGGGGCCAAACACACCTGCGTCCTAACATTAGAGAATGTTAGTGTCGCCATGCAAGTCTCGGCTATCCATAAAGCTGAATCTCCAAAACATGAACTTTGACCCTGCCATGTCCTAGCACGCACCTTCCTGTTTCTAAATGATCTCTCTGAGTTGTCTCGGTTAGGAATGTCACTTTGTCCGGCAAATGAGGAGACTGTGAAAACCGTTGCTGCTCCTGCCACAAAAGAGGCATCTCCTGACATACACCATAAAGACTGAAGCGAGTACCAAATCGCTCCACCTGCTATGATAGCTATCAAAGAGCCCAAAGCCAATTTCAAAGGTAATGGCCATTGCTTGTACTCCCACAAATAGGTCGCTCTCAAGTTTTTCTTTGTCTCCTCTAAACACTCCATAAACCAGCCACGTGGACTTTGAGTTGTAAGATACTTGCTGAGTACATACAAATACGCCCTTTGCCATTTAGGCAAATTACCTATTTGCTCTCTCATGTAGACATCTTCGCAAAGTTTCGTGGGCCCCAGATCAGGTCCTATCCAGCGCTTCACCACAATATTCTTGGCATACAACACAGCCAACGAATTCAAAGTTGGGAAAGCTTTAGCCAAATCTTTGTACATCATCGCTGTTGACAATCCTTGTTGCTTCAATTGCGCCACGTCTTGCTTACTCAATTGCATCTGCTCCACGCTGGCACTCTCCACTGAACCATCCCCATGCCAGTAATAGCATTTCTCCCCATCTGAAACCAAAAAATGATAACCTGGGAATTTATCAACTCCATATTGCATTACTGCCTTAGGAGCAAATGAAGTAGCTATAACTGTGAGACCCACAAGGCCTTCCAAAGCTTCTTTCTTGTCTGAATCTAAAATAGGCAAAGACTTCAGGTACAGTTCCTCCTGCTCCTCATGTTCCTTGAAGCTTGTGTACAGATAAGACCATAATTCTGCATAAGTCTCAAATGTTTGCTTCTCCCTAAAAGGTGTTTTGGAATCAAGCAAAGTGTACGTCTGATTGGCACATGGATCTTCTGCATTGTAAGGCACCCCAGGCTTAAGAGAAACTCTAATCACCGCATGTCTCCGCCGTTCATATGCTTCTGAATCGTGGACTCCTGATTCGGGGTTAGCAGCCAGAAAATTACTACTAGCCAAAACCAATCTCGAATCAAAGTACATGCCTTTCTCTGCCAATCCTGCCATAACCGTTGCGTACGGATTCCTTGATATCACATTGATGATTTCAGCTTCATTTGAGGTTGTGCCTGGAACAGCACCAAAATCATCATATGTGACAACTGCATGCCTCTTGTAGCCTGACCAAAAAGGATCCTGCCCATTGCGTGAGTATATCTCATTTGTGCCCAATTGTTCCTCTTGCAACCAATTGATTGCAACTCTCTGCACAACCGAAGTTTTCCCTGTGCCTGAAGCGCCTGTGAAAA